GTACTATCATTTCAGCATCAGTTCCTAAGCTGTCACTTATGTATTTAAGTATAACACACTTACCACTTATGTCTGAACTAAAGTGTATTAAACCTCTATTAGAATCTATATAAAAAACACCGTTTGATTGTGCTGTTTCTGGGTTTAAACCATATCTTCTACCTGAATCTGTTAAATGATCGTATAAGCTAGCGCTTGGATCTTCTGAGTTTGATTGAGAAGAACTTCTAAAGTTTATCCAAGAGTTTGAGTCTTGAGCAGTAAGCAATGATTGATCTGTATCAAAAACATAATTAAAATCATCACCTTGTAGTATAGCTGTAGGGTTGCTAGTTTTACCAGTAGGGTAAATAATATGCTCAATACCAGAGTCATCTTTCCATGCTACTTTAACATAATTAACATAATCATGCGGAAGTTTCATAGTTAATGATGGCGGTATTTCTATTTCCTGAGCTTTCGTAGATTTAAACGTATCATAACTTAACTCTTGTATACCTCGTTGAGCGTGAAAAGCTATATCAGCTCTTCTTGCTTTTGGTATTATTTTATCTTCTCCTACATAAGATATTATAAAGTTATTTATTATATCGTCTATACCTATAAACTGATAGTTACCAAAGTTTTCAGAAAAATTAATCTGCCTAACAAGAATAACAGCTCCATTTGCTGGCGCGGTGTCAAACGTTATAACACCTGTATTTACATTATAAGGTGTTCCGTCGTATAAACTAGTGTTTATCTCTGAACCATTTACAAATATTTTAAATTCATTTACATTTGTAGGTAAAGGAGAAAATGTTAAAGTAAAAGCAGTAATAGAACCATTACCAGTGAATGACTGGGAGTTGTTATAATACTGTTGTTGTGTTCCTGTGAATAAAGGCATATCTTATTGTTTTTCTTCTTGTAAGTCTTTAGCTTCTTCTGTGGCTGCTAGTTGGTATAAATTAGGGTTTTTCATTGATATACCAGCTAATTCTAGTATTTTAAAAACTAAATTAGGCTCTTCTGCTTGATGTAGTTCAAAATTAGTAGTAGAACTTGAATTGTAAAGAGCTTGATTATCAACTACAGTGTAACCCCAAACCGCTTGTGCGGGTCTAGCTATATAGTTACACACTGCTGCTGTAATTGTTATAGGATACAATTGAATGTTTCTATAATCAGTAGTATGAACATAAACCGGTAAAGTGTTCGAAGGTGCTGTTAGTGGAGAGTTTTGTATGTGATGTATCTCATTTTGATTTATTTTTTCTATTTCAATAAATCTTGGCCCACCAGTACAATTAGCATTGTAAAAGTAAAGCTCACCCATACGATAGTGATCTGGTAAGACAGCTAACCCATTTGAGTTAACAGTTACTGTTTGTCTATACCTTTCAAATTGATCTATCTTTTCTTTTAATATATCTATAGGATCACCGTGTGTAGTATCGTTTCCTGGTGCTCTTAAAAATATATTTAAGTCATAAAAGTATTGCTCAAATATATCCATCTGAGCTTGATTTGCAAAGACGTTAAACTCTTGAGGTGTTACGTAACCTCTTTGTTCTTTATTAGCAATAGCTAAAACTCTTTGATATACTGTATCTATACTTACTGCCATAATTTTTTTTTATTTATAATAACTAGGCTACCGAAGTAGCCTAACTACTATAGGTAATCTATTTAATTTTCTTTTGTATACTATCGAAAACTTCCATACCTTCATCTGTCTTAAACCAAGCAGCTAAAGCTGGATATGGTTCTTGATCAAAAGGAACAGTCATTAACTTTTTACCGTTTTTAGCCCAAACAAAAGCTCTACCATCAGGCGCTAACCTTATTACTTTATGGTCCACAGCTTTCATAGCTAAGCTTTTTAAACCCATATCTTCGTCTTGAATTATTCTTAAAAACTCTTGTGGGTTGTTTCTAGCAAAAACTATTGTATCTCTTTTTATTTCTTTACTAGTCATTGTTGGTACATTAACATTTGTTTCAACTCTTAATAGAGCCTCACAGTCATCAATGTTTAAACTAGAAGCAATTTTTAAAGCTTCTATTTCCATTTCTAAATAAGATAAATCAACTTCAGCAGTCTTAACATCATCTTTTTCGTAATAAGATACGCCGTTTAGTGGGTGATAAAGCGACAACAACTTTTGTAAGTTTTGTTTTTGCTTTGGCACTATTAACTTTCCATCTCTAAAAAATATATGTCCTAATGTTACTGTACCTTTTTGCTCATCTACAAAAGGTGAGTTTTGGTTAGTTGCATATCTTAATTCTCTAGTAAGACCTTCGTCTTCATCAAACCATAATAAGCTTTTAGCTCTACTATGTTTTGCTGGTACTGTAAATAATATAGGTGATTTGTCACCTTTTAATAAATAAACTCTATCTTTAATCTCCCAAGTATCTGGAGTTGTATTTGTTTTTTTCATGATATAATATAATATAAATTAATAAAAGTAATAATTACCCCCGTTAATACAACGAGGGTAAGAATTACATTGGTTATTGATTAGTCACCAGTAACACCATCAGCATCTTTGAATAAGATGAAGTTGTTAGCAGCTTGAACACATAAACATCTTTCTGATAAGAAATGAACGTTCATTGCGTCTTCGTCGCTAGTGTAGTTACCACCAACAGATCCAGTGATCCAAGATTTCATTCTTCTATCATCCGCTTCAGAAGCTCTGTAACGTACGTGTAAGAATGGTCTTTTGATGTTTTTACCTAATTGTTGATCGTAAACAGTACTTGTTCCAGCAGGAACTAATACTCCTTGTACATCTCCAATTAATCCTCTTGTAGTACCATCATTTAGGTATTTCCAATCAGACTTGTAAAAATCATAAGAACCTCTTCTAAATCCTGAGAATCCTAAGTTAATTGCCATATCTTCAGAGTTGTCAAATACACCGTAAGATGTACCTCCAGTTCCGTAAGAATTTTGAGCAGCTAACATGTTATCGATTGCTAATGAAGTTCCTCTATTTAAGAACATCATGTTTTCTTCGATAGCACCTTGCTTGTCTAATTCTTGTAATACAACATCAAACTCATCTAAGCCTTCATCTGCAGCAGTAGATCCAAAATCAGGGTTGTTATAGATTAATCCTCTTTCTTCAATAGCAGAGAATAAACCTTGTGAACCGTGATTTCCAGCAAGCGCTTGTGTTTGGAAAACACCTGCACCGTCTAATTGAGTAGAAGAAACTGGCTCAGCTTCAATCATTGACATTTCTAATTGATCTTCAAATCTTAATCTTGCTTCGTGCTCAGATTTTAAGTACCATAAATACCCACCTGTTCCAGCTTCAGTAGTTACTTCTACCCAACCGATACTAGCAGTATCTGATCCATTTACACTGTACTTGTCTCTTAAGATGATTGGCTTGTTAGTAAAAGTAGTAAAGTCAGCATCTTTAGAATTTCCAGCATTAGAAGATCCTTTTTTGTACTCAGAACCGTAAACAAATACGTTTATCGCGCTAGTGTCATTTGCAATACCAGCAGCAGCTAAAGTAGCAGCAGTGTAAGGAATAACAGTAGCAACAGAAGCGCCAGCTGCTCTAGCTGAAACGTAACATTTTACTGTTACACCACCTTTGTTTACAATAATTGTATCATGAACATCAATCATACCAGCGTTAGCCGCTGAAGAGAAAGTAAGTTCATTTGTTGCGCCACCGTTAGCGTCTGTAGAACAATCGCTAAAAGCAACGTGAATACGACCTTGCTCAGACCAAACAACTTGATCAGAAGCCATAGGCATCTCAGCTCCTACCATTTTTAAAAATCCAGCAACAGTTCTGTTACCGAATCTTTCAACTTCTTTTTCATAAACTTCTGGTAGGAATTGTTTAGTAAAGTTGTAATCGTTTCCTGTAATTGACAGGTAGTTTGACCCGTATAAATCTTTTACAGGTCTTGGAGTTAGGTGCGCTAATGCAGCACCTGATGAATTAAAAGGCATAATTTTTTAATTTTAATAGTTAAGTTATCTTGTTTTTATTTTAAACTTAAAGTCATTAGAACTATTGTCAACCGCTTTTACTGTAAAACCATTTGGATTTGGTGCCTTCTCGTGAGTAGACCTTGGATCCATGTCAATGTTTTTAGATTTAGCCATGCTTGTTTTTACAGCATCAGCTTTACCTTGTTCGTAAAAGTGTTGAGCTACTAAATCAGGATTCATTGCTGTGAATAAAGATTTGTGATAACCTGAAGCATCTGACATTTCATTTTTTTCATTCAAGAACTTCTTGACAAAATTGTTAATGTCGCTTTGAGTATCTTTAACCTTTGCAGCATCTTTTACATTAAATCGATATTTCTTTTCTCCAACCTTATATTCAAAACCTTTGAATTGATCGTTAAAAACTTCTTTAGTTTTATCTTGAAACACTTTTTGTTGTAAACCCTGAGTCTTATTAGTTTCCTCTAACTCTTTGTTATATCTACTAAAGAAATCTACAGCCTTCTGTTGTTCTGGCGCGAGCCTAGAACCAGCTTTAACTTCTTCATAGTATTTAGACTTTAGCCCGTCTAGATGGCTTTTAGCACTTGCAACCTGCTCTTTTAGCGCTAATTTTTTTCTTTTTATATCTATTTCCTCATCAACTTCTTCGTTATATTTAAAATTATCTTCCATTAAGAAGTCAATTTCATCTCTATTTAAATGAGGTTTTGTTTGTTTATAGTATTCAACTAATAGAGATTTATCATCGTAGCTAGTAAAATCTTGATTTAACTTAACATAGTCTTCTAGCGATCCACCTGTTTCATTGATAAAATCAACTACTTTTTGTATATTTTCAGGTAACGGCTCACCAGTCTCTACAGCTTCTTCTATAGCTTCTTGAACTTGTTCTTCAACTTTTTCAATAGCTTGTTCTTGAACAACTTCTTCAACAACACTTTCTTCTTCTGTAATCTCTTCTAAACCAGCTGGTTGCTCTTCTTCAGCAACTTCTGGTTGTTTTTCTTCTTCAACCTGCACTTCAGGTTCTGGCTCTTCACTACCTTTAGATAGATCTAATTTAAACGTACCATCTTCTAAGACTTCTGCTACTGGGCCTTTCTCTTCCTTTGTTTCCTCAGGAACAGCTTTTACTTCAACCTCTTGAGTTTGCTCTACAGCTTCCTCTAGAACTTGATCTTGTTCTTGTTTTTCTTCTGACATAATATAATATTATAAAATTATTAAAAATTATCTAGGATCTGTTGCACCTAGATCGATACCACCACCAAGTATATCATTACTTGAAGATTCAAAGTTTTTAGGTGGTTTTGAACTATTTCTTTGATCTATAAGTTCAGATTGTTGAGATGCTTGAATTCTAGTTCTTTCATCTTTACGATCTTCTTTTTCTTTTTCTTTTTGTTGTGCACCACTAACTTCCATACCTTTAAGTCTCATGTTAATTTGAAACTCGTGATTCATTAACTCTTTCTTAAACATAACCTCTTTAGCTAGCTTAGCTTCTTCTAATTGAGACTTAACCTGTTCTAGTTGTATTTTTTGTTGAGTTATTGATTCGTTTTTCTGTACTTCAGCTTGAGCAGCAACTTGTTGAGCTTGAGCATTAGCTTGAGCTTGAGCCTGTATATTCTGCTGTTGCATCATTTGATCTCTCTCTTGCTTCTTTTTTCTACGTATCTTTAATACTTGATTAGCTAGCTTAATGTTTTTTATTTCTCTTAAATCTATAGCGTCTTCTAAGTCAAGTCCTCCTTTAGCAAGTGCCATTTGTATATTTTGCTCTAACATTGCTTTTTGTTCGTCATCAGGAGATAATTCTATGTATATTCCAAAATCAGATAAATGTAAGTTTTGTAACTCACTTAACGTAGATACATTATGTATACCTATTTTTTGTATAAAAGCATCTCTAGTTGGAGAGTATTCTAGTATATCAGAAACTCTTAGTGATATTGCTTCAGCAACTTCAGATGTTATATATAATCCAGACTGTAGTATATGTCTTGTTGCTGTGTTACTATTAGCAGCAGCTATCTTTTGAACACCTACTAAAGCATCTTTTGATGGAGTAGAAGCATCTGCTGACTCGTTTAAACCGGTTACATCTCTTATCATTTGTAGATAATAATTGTATGTGCCTATTAAACTTTGCATTTTAGCACCACCATTACCACTTTGTATTTCTTGTATAGGCACTTTACCTGGGTTCATATCACCTTCAGATGTCATAGATCTACCTATAATAGAACCTGTTTGAAAGAACATGTTTAATGCTTCTTGTGGATTGTAATTTGTTCCATTACCTAAATCAATTTCAGCTAAACCATCAGCATCTAAATATATACCATCAGGAGTCATTCTAGACATAACCTGTTGTAGTTTTAAGTGTGTAAGCTGTATCATATCAGCAAAACCAGTAATACGCCCTACAAGTGATTCTATACGACCTTTGTACATTCTAGGTGCTGTTATAGAATAATTCATTTTTACCTTAGTGTGATCACTTTTAGGCCTCATCATGTTTTTACATAAATTCCAAGATAATAGTATTTCAGTTCCTAAAACCATAGCTCCTTCATAAAGAACTTCTAGTGATCTAGACATTTTACCATACTTAGCTTCTAACATTTGATCTTCAACAGGGTTAAATGTATCGTCTTTTATTATAACTTTACTAGCACCTGTTGCTGTTTCTTTAACTTTATATACTTCATTAGCATATGTTTTGTAGTTAAAATACAGTACTTGTATCTGATTTTTATCGTTTTGATTAGACTCAGTTAAACTTCTGTTGTAAAAACCACTGTTTTGAAAACCTTGGCCTGTTATTTTTACTAGCTCTTCTTCTGATAAGTTAGGAAATTGTTTTTTTAATTCATTAACTGGAATAGTCTTAACCTCACCAACGTAATATATATCGTCAAAATAAGGCGACTCAGTATATGAGTAAACCATATTAGCAGGATCAACGTATTCTACTTTAATACCCTCTGATTTATTATAAACAGTTTTAACAGCTCCCATACCAAGAACAGTTAAATCATAGTTAACTCTTCTTCTAGTTAAATCATATCTATTACCTTCAAGAACAACGTTTATTGCTTGCTCTTCAGCTATTTCAACTGCTTGCTTATAACTAAGCTGCATGTGTAAATCTAACTCTTGTTGAGAATCAGGTAGTATTTCAGGATCATTTTCATTAAGATCTATACCAAACGCATCTTTAGCAAACGCGTTTAGAGATTTAGTTCTCATATCTCTAAGCATCGACTCCATGTAAGCTGTTCTTTTACTAACACCTGATGGATCTTGTGATTGTGCTTTTATATCAAATACTCTTTCTGATATACCATTAACTACTATATCTACAAATTTAGGTATAATAGGCACAGGCTTCCAATCTAAGTTTAAGTAAGATAAATCACCGTTTATAGACAATTCATCTTTATATTTTTTTATTGATTGCTCTCCCCTAGCATATAACCTAAGTTTATGAAATTCTGTTTGGTTACCAAAAAATCTGTTAGTACCAGAATCTCTTTTAAACCACTCGCTTTCAATTGCTTTAGCAACTTTCAAACCGTAGTCTTTACTCACTTTCTCTAAATCGCTAGCGACTTGACTTGGAAAAGAACTTTTAACAACTGACTCAGCCATATTAATTTTCTATTAATTTTGATTGTATGCCAGATTGTTTGTATCTAGCAAAACTTATATTTACTTTTTGTTTTTCTACTTTAGCGTTGGGAGCATATAAATGTCTATTACAACCCATTATAGCTAAACCAGAGCTTATTGATGCATCGAACTTAGTTCTGTTGTTTATATCAAACTTAGACCAATCACTTAGCAGTTCATTAAAATAAACTGTTCCATGAGTTCCATCACCTTTCATTCCAACGTGGTCTTGTATGTACATTTCTATAGCTGCTGCATGTGATTGTTTTATATCTTCACTAGAGTTTGGTATACCACCAACTTCTTTTTCTGCTACAGATAACTTGTTCCATACTTTATCTGGTCTGTTCATTGAGTAACCTCTATATCCTCTTCTTCTTAAATAATATAATAAACGAGGTTTATTGTTCTCTGCTAATATTGGCATACCATAAAAAACTAATGCCATTAAAACATCTTCAAAGAATATCTCTGCGGTTTGTGGTCTTGCGATGTATTCTAAGAAGAAGTGGTTAGCTGGTGCATCTTCCATACTGAATTTAGTTAAACCATGTAGTGAACCTTTAGATCCTTTACCGTCAACTGTACCAGATATATCATAACTATCACAACCAAAAACACCCATATGCTCGTTACCAGGTTTTTTAAGACCATTTTTAACAATAACATTGTTTTGCAAATGAGAAGGTGGCGTCCAACTTAACTTGAATCTACCGTTTTTGTCAGGATAAAATATGACTTTGCTATCTTTAACACCATTAGCCCACTGAAAATTACCAGTAGTTATAGTGTTTATGTAGTTTGTTTCTTCGTTGTAATCAATTTGCTCGTATATCTTAGCTAAATTAAATATACTATTTTTTGTTTCATCTCTAAAAGCATGCTCTTCAGTACGTGGAAACTGTCTATAAAACTCATTTAAAGCATCTCCGTCATCTTTTAATCCATCTACTTCGTTTTGCCAATGCTCTAATATTCCTATGTCTATAGTCTCGCCATAAGGTCCAACCTTTTCTGTTTCAGGTGTGTCAAATACAGGTATTCCATTAGAGTCAATGAAGCCTTCGTAGTTCCATTCCATAGGTATGAATAAAGAATATAATCCCGAGCTTGTCTGTCCATTGCGGTTTCTTTTTGTGACATCTGAATTTTTATATAGTTTCTTAAAATTATCACCACCTTTGTCTAAAGCGTTTGATGTTGATCCCATCATACACTTACCTATTATTCTAGAACCTAATCGTAGTGTTGTTTTTGTAACCCTCCAGTTGTTTAATATATTGTTAGGTCTTTCCCACTTACCACTCTCATCATGTACTAGTAACTTAAGCTTTTCACCATCATAACTGTTGTCTCCTGTGTTCTTCCAATCAATAGTTGTATCTAATCCTTCTAGTTCTTCTGGTTTATCAGAGCTAACGATACTTCTTCTAGTAAGCTTACTCGCTGGTACTCTATATGCAAGCTCTGTTTTTGGACGGTCCATACCGTCTTGTATTGGTTTGAAGAAGAAAGGGTAGTTGACGGATATTGGTACAACTTTATCGGTAAACATTTTTTTAGCATCTGGTCCTGATTTTGATAAGATACCGAATCTAGCATCAGATGATATTGTAGCTTGATTGACTGCTTCTCCTGAAGCCATAAAAGAGAATCCTGAACGTCTATTTTTAAGGTAGCACATTCCGTAGCATCTTGTATCTGCTTTGCAAGCTTCCCAGAATATATAGAATAATCTGTTTGCTTCTCTAAAGTCTGGCTGCCCAACATCAATCTTGGACCACTGCAAGTACATATAATGAGTGCCAGTAATATAAGTAGCAATGCCTTTGTTGTAAAACCAAAAACCTTCTTCTCTTTTTTTGAACTCATCTTCTATATAGTCTATATATTTTTTTTTGAAATCATCTGGATAATTTTTCCAATCAAATATAGTTTTTATTCTTTTTAATTCTTTAGGGTAATCAGATACGTCCCAGGTTTTCTTATCAAACTCATGAACATTAGTAGCTTTAGGTAAAGCTATGTTAAAGTTTTGTATGCTATACACTTCGCCGATCTGCCCTGTTTTAGATATAACCACAACATCATGTTCTTTGTTATATCCATACTCCCATTTTTTAGACTTGTTAAGTCTTTTTATGGTATTTATTTTTATAGGTTCTACAACCTTATATAGTGACTGCTCGTACATTATTTAGATCTTCTTTCTGCAAATCCACCAAAAGAAGTTTCTTCAACCTCTTCTTTGACTACATTGTTAAGCATGTCTTCTTCCTCTTGTATTCTGTTAAGTATTTCAAAAGCATCAAATATAGCTAGCTTTTTTGTTGCAGCAGCATTCTTTAATCTATCAGCAGATATATCTTCTCCTGAATCTACAATTTTTTCACCAGCTACTTTTATTAACTCCTCAACTGCTTTATGTCCAGCTTGGATTATACTCTTTTTCGTCTCCTTGATGTTCATACTTTATAGTTAGTGATTGAGACCTAACTCTATATAATCTTTCGTCGTTTATTACAAACTCATATTCACTACCTGGTGTAAAACCAACTAGATCACCTTCATTTATAATATTGTTAAATGTTTCGTCTAGAAACTTAACAATACCTATACTAGGCTTTTCTTTATTAAGATTAAAAATATTATTAGATTCAATAGGTTTAACAAATGAATAACCTCTAGGAGCTTTCCACTCGTTTT